TTGCGCCTTTTGCCGCTGACTCTGCACCTATAATAGATGCGGTTAACGTTTTGAGCCCAGCCGATGCCATTGCCAGCCCTTTAATGAGAGATGGCAGCATAATCAATAGCGGCCCGATAGCCGTTGCCAATATCCCCACTGCGCTACCTGCAATTGTTATCGCCCCTGCAAGTTCCTTGTTGTCCTCTGCCCATGCAGAAAACCTCCCGATAACATCAGCCAATGCGCCCACCACTTTCGCCACAATTGGGAGTAGAGCTGTTCCGAGCGTCGCTGCCGTATCAGATATTTGAGCCTTGAGTTGTTGGAATCTCTCCGCTGTGGTGAGAGTAGCCAGGGCAGTTCTGTCAATGGAGGTTTCCCCCTGCTTGAGCACGGCATTCAACAGGGCCTGCTGTTTATCAGCTTCGGTCAGTTGATTGGTCGCTTTCCCTACAGCCTTCGCGTAGTCTTGATTGGCTTCCGTGAGGTCAACGATTATTCCGAGGTTATCGAGGATCAGAGGGGAACCGCGACCGATGCCGGTCACGATATCGTTAAAGGCTTGGGTAGCAGTGGAGCCCATAGCGCGAGACCGATCACGCGCAATCTCCATAAGCTTCGTAAATTGGGTCGTATTCTTGGCTACGCCCAGCACCATTGCCCGGTTAGCGGCCAGCATCAAATCGTTGGCAGAGATAGTCCCCTTAGAGGATTCTTTGAGGGCCTTCAGGATATCATCTGCTGACTCCCCGTTTGCTTTAGCCAGCCGCTGAAACGCCCCTTTGGTCTGCTCGACTTCTGCCGCCGCCTTGACAGCCAACCCAGCCGCCGCCGTCACAGACGCGCCAAAGGCAGTCATTGCCATACCTATCTGCCTGTGATTTCGCATGACCACGCCAGCCAGTGAATCGGTCTCTTTTTTGAGGGCCTTGATCTTGGCTGTGGCCTGGTCCTCGGCTGTTAGCAGGACTCTAAGAGTGCTAGTACTCGCCATATTAACTCATCACCAAATCAGTCCAAATTTTGGTCATCGCCGGGGTGAACTTGGTCACATCCTCGTTGTGTTGCGTTTTGGCCGCCTTGGCTAAACGTGCCTCAAGCACACCAAACACAAGAGCGGGGTTCTGCGCTAGGGCCTCTCGCGGTGTGCAGCCAAAGGACTGGCATATCACATCAACGAGGCTTTCTGGGGTTTGCCCTTTGCCGTCTATCAGCTCGTCAGCAAGGGCCTTTATGCGTTTTTTCTCTGTCCCGGTGTCTCACCTTGTACGGCGGTAATCAGGTAGAGTAATTCGTCTTCTGTGAGCGCCTTAATTGCATCAGCGTTCTTGTAGGGTGGGGGTAGAGGCTGCCCCCCCATATCGGTCCAATTCCACGCTGTTACCCGTTCAGCTACCTGCTCGCAGATTTCATCGAGGGAAGTTTCCAGTTTTTGAGCATCCCCCCCGGCTGTTGCCAACCGGGAGAGTGCAAAATACTGCCGGAGGGAGCCAACAGGGATAACCTCTATCCATTCCCCTTCGTGCACGTTGTAGGCTGTGCCTTCCTCTACGATTTTCTCATTTTCGATCTTGCGCCCTACGCGCACGAGACAATCATCACTCGGGACTCGTTTACTCGGTATCTTCATATTCCCTCCTTTAATCCATCATCTACGCCCTGGTAGGAGCTGCGCCATCGTTAGCAGCCGCCCCACCGTTGTGCTTGAAACTGGCAGAGAATTTCACAGCATCCCCCACACTAGCGGTAATGCTGTAGTTGGTCACGATAGCGAACCCATCATATCCCGTGCCTCCACCCGGCTCAAAATCCCACTCCTCGCCTTCCAACCCTAGTTCGCCGAAGATAGTCTCATCTGGCCCACTGCCAGCCGCATCCCATGATCCCGATATCTCCAGAGTTGCGGTCGGCTTTCCTGCCAGGGCGTTCTGCCAAGCGTCTCCGAAGGCCGTGATATCGGCCTCAGGGACGGAGAAATTCAGGGTTACACTATCAACCCAATCCTCCATCGCTACGCTGTCAAAAGTGATGTCTGTATCCTTCCCATGAACTCGTGCCATTTTTACACCTCCGCTGTGTATTTGCTCATTACGCTCTGACGAGCGAATTTGAAACCTGAATCGTTGCGTTGTACTTCGCCGCGTCGCCAACAGGCAGTTGAACCTTGTATGCGCTCACATACGATCCCACTGCCCCGGACGCAGTGCTGGTAAACGTGGTTGTGCCATTATCCGGGCTAAACACGGTCGTTTTTGTACCGTTCCCGATAGCTCCGATCAGCGTCTTATGCCCCTGAGAAGCGTCAATGTCCAATGCCCCAGAAATCTCATAAGAATGGCTTGGCTTTCCAGCTAACACATTCTGCCAAGCATCCCCGAAGGCTGTGATGTCAGCTTCAGGGACCGTCGATGCCTGGGTAATGCTGCTCAACTCATCGTCAAGATCGACTGAATTGAAGCTGAACTTAGCTGATTTCCCGTGTACTCTACTCATGTCTCACCTCCATTAGATAGGCACAATGGCGAATGTCACCAGCACATTGTAGACAGGAGCACCGCCGCCAGCGGTGCAAACAGCCCGCCACCATGTATCGGCGATAGCTCCGTCTTTGGTCTTAATCTCCGCTGTGGCGGTGGTTGTAACCTGAGTGAACGTGATTTGCGTTGTTGCGCTGTCAAACCCTTCGGCTGCATCGCTCTCAATAGTTACGTCCAGCGTCCCGCCTGCCGCCCCAATAACATGCAGTGTAGCGACCACCTTTTGGGCTGCACTGACGGCCCCTAATTCGTAGGCCGTCCCTGTAACCGTGCTAGTGATGTTTGTATCCCTCTCCAAGATCGTGCCGTCACCCAGAGCGTTGCTGCCTCCCCATGTGCAATTCAAAGCGATTGCATCCCCAACGGGCGAAGGGATAGTATCAGCAGTCAAATGTGCCTGAGTGGTCCACACCAACCCACCGTCTGCCATCGCAGCCGGAGATATGGCCAGAAGATTATCGGATGCCAACCCGAGATCCGCGAACATCTCTGCATCCTCTGTAGTCTGATAGAGAGCGTTCAACGTGATATTAGTTTTGGCCTTCCCCTCCAGAAATGTTTCTGCCCCATCGCTGAAGGCGGTGCATGGGGTCAAACCATTGGATATTTCTATATCCACAGAGTTCGATATCCCACTGAAATCAAACTCATCCACTATGACGTCACATGCTTTCGCGTGTTGTCGGCTCACTGTTCACCTCCGGTATCGGTTTCGTGTAAATCCTGATCGCCTTTTCTTTCAGGAGTAGGCTCACGTCTACCCCCTCATCTCCGTCAAAACTGAAGATGTCTCCCTGTTCAATGTGGCTAACTACTCCCTTGCTCACCAGCCTCAACGGGCGAAGTGCCACGTAAGGGATCTCGTTGGCGTTCATTGCCGCTGGCACTCCACAAGCCATTCAGAGGAGCAGAACGTCATCCCGCCCCATTCGGTGAACCCTAACCCGGTATTCGATTTGATAATTGAGAAATCAGCAGCACCCCCGAGGGTGTCATCACCGAAAATGGCCGCATAGACTGAATAATCGCCCGTGGTCTCCAGATAGGGCAGCATTTTGTCATATTGGATAACCTGATCAGTCCGGGCAAATAGGAGGACCACCCGGAAATTACACCGAACAGCCCCGCCGAAGGTCAGATCATATTCAATCAACCCAGGAATGACCAGTGCTGCAGGCGTAGAATTGACCGACCCGGGGAGAGCATTCGGGGCGTATGATCGCCCCTTTAACGTCGATATCGTTTCCAGTCGGGTGACCAATCCCTCTCCCATCGCCTCAATTGTCATATCTGCTCAATTTCTCCCTTGATTTTGGCAATGATTTCATCCTGGATTTCTTGCCTGTGAGCCTCTACCGTGGGGTAGAAAAATGGGTGAGCACGCGCCGGGGCTGGCCCTGCGTGTCCGTGCTCTACCAAGTGCGAATGTGGGGCAATGGAATATTGAGGCCGTATCAGGGCAACAACGGGGTACTCTGATTTCCTTGGGAGCAGCTTCCGTATTTGCCCGCGCTGTAGATTCCCGGTTTTTCCCCGTGGAGCCGCTTTTCGGATGTATTTCCTCAGTTTATCCGCACCAGTCAGGACAATGGGCTCCACATTCTCCTTGCCGATTTTGTCCGCGAGCTTGTCTAGCTTATCGGCGAACTGTGCAGTACCTCTGAGGTCAAAGGAAATCATCAGCAGAACTCCCGCTTGACATACGGAGCCAGAAGGTCGGCAATGATAAACCGCACCCTCGGATCAATCGCCTGTTGTCCAAATTCAGACCCGCCGATGACCCCGGTGTACCCGGATTGCTTCTGCTTGTAAAGCTCAACCGCCTTGATCAGCGCCGCTCGCCGGACGTTAGCCGGCACGGTCGATTGATACCCCCAGTTCCCGACGATCTGCACAATTTTGCGATAATTGCCACCAAAATCGGAATATGAGCGAGTTGTCCGGTCAGATAGATAAATCATCGTCTTGGGCGTTGTGTTCGTCGGCCAGAGAATGTAGTCCGTATCGGCGGTGTATGTGTCCTCATATGTGCCGTCACAGTCGGCATCCACCTTGAGAGTTGTCACAGTCAGGAGATCATCAATAAAGAGGCGATCTTTGTCCGTGCCGTCAAAGTACCGCGTCCCGGCGGTTTCCACCGCGAAGGTCCGTCTGCAATGGTTGTCTACGAAATCTGAGGCGTCCTTGCACATCTGTTGAATAAAATCATCGGAGGTGTCAACGGTGATACTAAGCTCGCTCTTGACCTCATCCACCGTGACGTAAAGTGTAGGGTCGGCAACTACGATGGCGAACGTCGAGAGCTTTTCCTCGGTATTGGTTTTTGCAAGGTAGATTCTCGCGTGATAGGTGCCCGCCGTGTTGAAATCGCCGCTGACAAGGGTGTAATATCCTGTCCCGCCAGCCGCCGAAGTCCACGAGA